AAAACAAGTATACCTACTGCACGGAATCTGGTAGCCGTGTTACCTTAATTCCTGAGAAGTGGGTCACAGTAGGCGTCTATGACTATATGCTGGAGTTTCAAGACTGATGGCTATGAATCTCCGACTGATCCGCCTGATTTCAGGCGAAGAACTTATGGCAGAAGTTTTATCTGAAACGACAACAGATATCACAATCAAGAATCCTATTCGTGTTGTGATTGTACCTAGCAAGACTAGTGCAGCAACACCAACAGTAGGATTCGCACCATGGATTGAATTCTCTGACGAAAAAGAGTTTACAATTCACAAGGCCCATGTTATAGTAACTCCAAAGCCGGTACAGGAATTCATCAATCAGTATAACACTATGTTTGGTGGAATCGTTGCGCCTACGTCGAAGCTCATAATCCCAGGGATGTAATGACAAAATCATTCTATACGAATGTTCAGGTCTATGGTTCTAAAATCTTGTATCGTGGTGTTGAGAATGGGCGGAGAGTAAGACTCCGCTCAGACTATCATCCAACACTCTTTGTCCCCTCATCAAAGCCAACTAAGTTCACGACAGTCACGGGTGAGCATGTGTCAGAGATTAAGCCTGGCACAATCCGTGACTGTCGTGATTTCGTTAAGCAGTATGATGATGTGCAAGGTATGAAGGTTTATGGTAATCAGAAGTATGAATATGCCTTCATTTCTGATGAACACCCCCATGAAGTTGATTGGGACCTAGACCACATCAAAATCTGTAACATCGATATTGAAGTGGGTTCTGAGAATGGTTTCCCAGAACCTGAAACTGCGTCTGAACCTATCACAGCTATCACCTACAAGATGGGTGATAAGTTCATGGCCTTTGGTTGTGGCGAGTTTCAAAACAACCGTGATGATGTGAAGTATATCAAGTGCCGTGATGAGTTTGATCTTATCAAGCGGTTCATTGATGAATGGACTGGTGACTATCCAGATATCATTACTGGCTGGAACGTAAAGCTGTTCGACGTTACCTACATTGTAAACCGCATCAAGCGTTTGTTTGGTGAGGATGAAGCAAAGCGTCTTTCGCCTTGGGGTATCCTCAATGAGCGTGAAGTAAACTTTGGGCCTGGTCGTCAGTTCAAGACTTATATCATGCTAGGTATCTCCGTGCTTGATTACATCGACCTGTATCAGCGATATGCTCCTGAAGGTAAGTCTCAACCATCATACAAGCTAGATAGCATCGCCAATGCGGAACTTGGTGAGCGTAAGTTATCCTATGTAGAGTATGGTAACCTTCACACACTTTACAAGGATAACTATCAGCTATTCATCGAGTACAATATCAAAGACGTTGAACTCATCGAACGCCTTGATGATAAGTTGAAACTGATTGAGCTGGCCCTTACTCTCGCATATGATAGCAAGACCAACTATGATGATGTGTTCGCACAGGTTCGTATGTGGGATGCCCTCATCTATAATCATCTGCGTGAGAAGAATATGGTTCTTCCACCTATCAAAAATAATGTGAAGACACCTTATGCTGGTGGCTATGTGAAAGAACCTATTCCTGGTTACTATAACTGGGTTGCGTCTTTCGACTTGAACAGCCTATATCCGCATCTTATCATGCAATATAATATCTCACCTGAAACACTATTGGAGCCAAAAGACTATGAAGATGTTCATCGCAATATCCTTCTTCGCAATGTTGATGTTGACGGCCTTCTTGGGCAGTCTATTTCTACAGATGGGTTGGTTAAGCACGCCCTAACACCGAATGGTCAGTTCTTTCGCACGAATAAGCAGGGTTTTCTTCCTGAAATGATGGAGACTATGTACAATGATCGTACAGTCTACAAGAAGAAGGCTATTGAAGCCAAGAAAGAATTAGAACTAGAGAAAGATCCGACTCAGAGGTATGAGATTGAAAAGCGAATTGCAAGATACAACAATCTACAACTGGCTAAGAAGGTCTGTCTAAACTCAGCTTACGGTGCTTTGGGTAATGAATACTTCCGCTTCTTTGATATCCGTCAAGCATCTGCCATCACTACGGCAGGCCAGCTTTCTATTCGCTGGATCGAAAACAAACTAAACACCTATCTGAATAAGATACTACAAACTAAAGGTGAAGACTATGTTATTGCAAGCGATACGGACTCGATTTATCTTACTCTTGATAGATTGGTCAACAAGACTATTAGAGAAGAGAATCCGGATGCTACAGCAGAACAAATTATCGCCTTCATGGATCGTATCTGTGAGGCTAAGATTCAACCATTCATTGACAAATCTTATGGAGAACTTGCTAGATATACTCATGCCTTTGACCAAAAGATGATGATGAAGCGTGAAGCTTTGTCTGATAAAGGTATCTGGACTGCAAAGAAGAGATACATACTTCGTGTGCATAACAACGAAGGTGTTCAGTATGCAAAGCCGAAGCTAAAGGTCATGGGACTTGAGATGATTAAGTCTTCTACTCCTTCTGCATGTAAAGAGAAGTTATGGGAAGCCATCGATATCATCTTCAATCAGGATCAGGCCGCAGTCATCAAGTTCATCGAAAACTTCCGTGAAGAATTCAAGAAGCAAGATCCTGTCAACATTGCGTTTCCTCGTGGTGTGAATGGGTTGAAGACTTATGGTGGTAAGAATGGTGCTATCTTTGAGAAAGGTACTCCTATTCATGTTCGTGGTTCTCTCGTCTACAATAACTTGTTGAAGAAACACAAGCTTGAAAAGAAGTATGAGCTTATCAAAGAAGGCGAGAAGATCAAGTTCATCTATCTGAAAGAACCGAACACGATCCAATCTAACATCATCTCTTTCCCCAACGAGATACCAAAAGAGCTTGACATTCATAAGTATATCGACTATAATACTCAGTATGAAAAGTCTTTCGTTGAACCTTTGAAGATCATCTTGGACAGCATTGGTTGGAAGACAGAAGAAGTGAGTAGCTTAGAGGCTTTCTTTTCATAGCCTATATAACTCAGGATAAGGAGATTCTTATCCCTTAAATAAGGAGAAGCTTATGACAGATATCTTTGCATCTTTAATCAAAGAGACAGGAAATGAATATGCTGGCATTGTTGACGATGGCGTGGAGGCTGGCGACGTTACTAGTTTTATTGGAACTGGTAGTTATAGTCTCAATGCTTTACTTTCTGGATCGATCTACGGTGGATTACCTGGTAACAAGGTTACTGCACTAGCAGGTGAACCCTCAACAGGTAAGACGTTCTTTGCAATGAACATGGTTCGCCAGTTCTTGCGTGATAATCAAAATGGTTTTGTGTTCTACTTTGAATCCGAATCGGCGATCTCAAAGAAGATGCTTGAAGACCGAGGCGTTGATGTTAAGCGCATTGCTATTATGCCTGTTGCTACCATTCAGGAGTTTCGTACTCAGGCCGTGAAAATTCTCGATAAGTATCTTGAACAAAAGGGTGAGAAGTTACCTATGATGTTCGTGCTTGACTCACTCGGCAATCTTTCGACTGAGAAAGAAATGCAAGACATTGCGGACGGTAAAGATACTCGCGACATGACCCGTTCACAATTAATCCGTGGCGCCTTCCGTGTACTTACTCTCAAGTTAGGTAAAGCGAACGTGCCATTGATTGTGACCAACCATGTGTATGATGTGATTGGTTCGTATGTGCCTATGAAGAAGATGGGCGGCGGTTCTGGTCTAGAGTATGCGGCTTCTTCAATTGTCTTTCTATCAAAGAAGAAAGATAAAGATAAGTCTGATAACTCTATCACCGGTGCTATCATCACGGCTAACTTAAAGAAGGCTCGACTCACTATTGAGAATAAGAAGGTTGAAACCCTGCTGAACTATGCGGATGGGCTTGATCCTTATTATGGGTTGATTGACCTTGCTGAGAAGTTTGGTATCTTCAAGAAGGTGTCAACTCGATTTGAAATGCCTAATGGTGATAAGGTATTTGAATCGGTGATTGAAAAGAATCCTGAGAAGTATTTCACTAAAGAAGTCCTCGACCAGATTGATGAGGCCTGCAAGGGTGAGTTCTTGTATGGTAAGTCAAATGTAGCAACGGTGGAGGAAGAAGATGCTTGATATAGGAAAAGACTTCAGATTTCGAGATGATATGCACAAACCTGGTGAAGTCGGCGACACGATACCAATTGAGGTCTTGACAGGGCCTTATAAAAATGTTATATATCGTTATGTGAAGATTGGTGTGAAAGAGAAGGAAGAAGGCGAGGCTGTTCTTCAATTCATCTATGAACTCTTTGAGATGGGAGATCATACCGAAACTTCTCTAAGGAATGATAAGAGATTTACTGAGCATATCGGTATCATACTCAATCATTTAATTTTGGAAACGCTGGAGGGAAAAGAAGATGTCGCTGGAGAAAACTATTCTGAGGAACCTGATAGCCAACGAAGACTATCACCGAAAGGCCCTACCATTCATCAAAGATGAATACTTCAACGGAGAGGATAAGATCCTCTTTGGGCAAATCAAGAAGTTCGTAGATAGATACAATCAGCGACCGACTATCGAAGCATTGACAATTGAAATCGACGCCATGAATGGTGTGACAGAAGATGAGGCTAGGGTGTGTAAAAGCACCCTAGCTTCTTTCAATATTCATGCTGAAGTCAATGAGCAATGGTTAGTTGATAGCACTGAAGAGTTCTGTCAAGAGAAGG